AGGTGGACACCGGGGCATCAAGGCCCCATTCGGCTTGGGCGATGCGGGTCAGGTCGCGGCGGTAGCGCTCGGCTTGGTCCGGGATCTCGGCCTTGGCTGGAAGGCTTGCGGCCAAGACAACCAGTAAGCCCATGCATGCCGCAGCTATATATAGAAGAGAACGAGAGCGGTGCATGTCAGAGCCCCAGCGTCAGGCCGAGGACGCACCCCAGCACGACCAGGGCGCGGCGGATACCTGCCATGGATTGGTCGCAGTTCGGCACCATGTCCGGCCGTGCGTACGGGAACAACGCCCGATCCAGCCAGTAGCCCAGCACGCAGCCCAGTGTTACCAGGCCACATTTGTAGAGGACGACGGGCAGCTTCGTCGGGGCGACGATGGCCAGGCAGAACAACAAGGCGATGGTGATCAGCGCCCAGAAGGTCATACGGGGCGTGCGGGGACGCCGCTTCGGTGCGATGGAAGTCATTGGGATACTCGTGGTGAGTGGATGGTGGCCCGCAATGCGGCCAGATGTTGAGCGGCGACCACAGCGTTGCCGGGTACATGGACGGGTGCCCGGTACTCCGCAAAGGTCGGCGTGATGGTTCTTACAGCGGGGCGCAATTTCTCTTGCTGGCGCACGTGCTGCTCGGCACGGCCGTCAGCCTGCGCGATATGCAGTTGCACCAACTCCCGCCAGTCGGCCGGAACTTTGGCCCACAGCACCGCCCTCGCAGCATCATCACCAGCGGCGAGAATGAGCTGAGCAAACTGGCGCGGCCATCGAGGCCGAGAAACTTTGGGGGGTGCGGGAGCGGAATGCATGGTGCGAACCTGCCGTTGGGGGAACGGTGCCAGCTTCGCTTATGGGGGGAATAGGTTGAGTATCAGCGGGGTTTAAGAAAAAGCCCCGCTCGATGGCGGGGCTGGATGTTCAGTTAATACGGCTTTAACTCGGTCCCAATAGACCGTTGTCACGACCGGCCTGGATGGTCTTGTACGCACCAATATGAGTAAGTCCACTCTCGCCTTTGCTTGGAACTCTTAGCGTCAGATACATTGCAAGAACACTCCCGCAATTCCAGTCAGACTGACCGTCCCCAAGAGCACTATAAACAACGTCAAGTAATTCGTAATGAGTGATTGGAATCTGTGCAGCGTCTAGCTTTTGGCGGGTCAGAATAATCATATTCCCGATATTTTCAGCCTCCTGGCCTTTGGTAAGGTTGCTGTGACATTGCCTAGCTGCACGCTGCATCATTTCAAGCAACTGCTCTTTTCTTTCTACAGTTGCTGTTATGCCGCGCTCCTGGTCCTTTTCCGCGAAGATGGTAGCAATAGAGGCGTTGGTATACGTCTGTGCTAACGCATTTGAAGCAATTGTCAGCAGGACAGCTAATGCCACAACATTCCTTTTCATCAGTGCAAAGTCCCTTCTTCAAATCCAAATAAATCAGGCTCATTCTTGCGATGCAGCGCCCGTTGTCGGCGAATGATGTCATAAATGGTTTGGTTCGCAAGGTCGTACTTGGTTACCAGGTCAGGTATCGGGATGCTGTTATCCTTCCAATCCCGGTAGATCCCGGCGTCTCGCAAGGCCCGCTTAAGCGCGTCACCCCGTGGCAAGTACACCACCTTACCGCCCATCACGGAGCAAATTGCAAAGACGACATGCCGCGCCAGCTCGGCGGCTTCCATCCCTGGCTTGATCTCAACCAGAAGCTTGGCCTCGGCAATTTCCACCATTTCCCTCAATGAGCCTTCCCAGCGGGAGAGCACGGTGGGATCTTGCATGTTTGCCAACACCTTCTTGGCGTCCAGTTGATCGATGTCATCCGGGAACAGTTCTTCGTTCATCGCTCTGGCCTCGCGTGTCGGCGGGCATCATAGGTCAGTGCCGCCACCATTTTCTGGAGCTGTTGAGGATCCAGCCATTCCACTCGCTCGACCTTGAACATGCGCAGGGCCATACCGTCGGCATATGCCCAGGAGCGTTTGGCCTCGGCGAGAAAAGCCTCTATTTTGCCCACCAGCTTTACCCGATCTGGCGCCGCCGTCGGTGCCTTGCGGCCTTGCTTTTTAGTCGGTTTAGACTCCCAGCCCAAGCGGGTGAACTCGGCCAAAACTGCGCCGATCTGGCGCGGGTCAAGGTCTTTGGCCGAACGCACACCCGCCACCCGGCCCAACAAGGCACGGTAGGTTTCGTCATCCAGCCCAAGATCCTTCTTGGCAATGTGGATCTTGCTCAATTGCAGGTTACGTGTAGTCACTGTCTTCCTCCTTTGATCAGTACCTGGAACGCTGCCGGGTCGGTTCGGGACAGTGCGGCGACACCATGAATGGCCATCGTAAGCGCATGGTCTGTTTCGTCGAATTTACCGGCGGTGCGGATCTGTTCCAGCTCTTTTTGGGTGCCGCTGTAGATTTCCATCTTGAGCTTGCTGGCACCCATGGCCAGGCGCTTGTCGCTATCGCGCTTGCGCTGGGCACGTTTACGCTCGCGTGCCAGGCGGGTTTGGCGCTGTTTGGGCGTTTCGTCTGTCATGGGTGGCTGCTCATCAGTACCGGACAACCATGTCCGGCAGACCGCCCCAGCACGCCGGGGCGGTTTCGCTTAATGCAGGGCGAGTTGTTCCTGGCCGTTGACGCCGTGGTTCAGACGCACATCGCCAGCAGCGAGAATGCCGTGCAGAGCGTCGGTCATGGAACGCACACCATTGCCCTTGCTGGCATTGCGGTCGCGGCAATCGAGCTTTTCCGTCTCGGAATGGTGCTTGAGCATGTACGCCGTTGTTGCCGGTGAGGGTTCATCGTTACCGGCAAAGGCCATGACCTGCTGGCGCACCGCCGAAACCCAGGCACCACAGAACACGTCAGCGCGCTTGGTCTTGGTCGCAGGCTTGCAGCGCTTCAACTGAGTGCTGATGAAGTCACGGCGGGACTGGCGAACCTGACGCAGTAACAAGGCCATCGTGTAGCTGGCCAGCTCGGCCAGTTCGCCGATAAAGCGCCATTCACCGATACCCGTCATGAACAGGACTTTGCAAGCGTAGGCCTGGGTGACGGCGCCCACCAGGTTGGCTTCCCATTGCGGCGGGGTCATCTTCGAGCCACTGCGGGCTGCGCATTCGAATACCTCGGAGAGCTGAATGTCCGACTCTTCCAGGCGGTATTTTTCCATCAAGGCGCGGGCCTGACGCATGGCGGCGGCAGCTTCGTGCGGGTTATCGCTTGTTGCCAGGCGCAGCAGCTTCTTGATTTTGTCTAGGGCTTTGCTGTGGTCCATAACGTCAGCTCTCAAGGATGCGGGTGATGCTGGTGTTGTTGGCCAGCAGGTGTTTTTTCAGGGAGCTGAAGCTTTTCCAGCACCAGTCGTAGGTGTAAAACTTGATCGCCTCCATTTCGGCGGCTTTGCGCTTACCGTAGATTTTCCGATAGCTCTCGATATCCCTTTTGGTATGAAGAGCCCGAGTTACTTTGCGGTAAAAACGGCGAGTTTCTTCGTGCTTCGGCTCGCCTGTTTTGTGGTCACAATCCAACCAGACGCCCTTCAAATAACCATCCACGTAAACCATCGTCGACCAGCTCTTTTTAGTGCGGTCAGTCTCCTGCGATAAGCTGATCTCAAACCCATCACATTTGAGCTTCATGTGGCCCCACGGGCTTGCCATCTGCTCTTTCAGCGCATCCCAATCCGCTTGTTCCATCTTTTCCTCGGCTGCTCGTCAGTACCAGGCAACCACGCCTGGCAGACCGTCCCGGATGGCCGGGACGGTTTCGCTTATTGAAGGGTTGTGGTGGTGGGTTGCCAGCGATAGGCAGGAATGGCGCCCAACATCTTTTCGCTGGCGACCAGGTCGAATAGCTTGTTGAAGATGCGCACGGCTTCCGTCGGGCGAGGTGTTCCCAGGTGGGTAGTCGGTACACCTGTCATATCGACGGCGACCGAGGGTTTGCCGTTGTCGTCACGGCGGTCCTCCAAGGTGATGGTTATCTTGGCCATGTGAATTCCTAGCGTTGCTTGTGAAAGGTGATGTGATAGTCGCGAGCGACCTGGCGGACGTACTTCTCGGTCATGTGGTGTTTACGGGCGATCCATTTGGGCGAGTTACCCAGGGCGGCATCGGCCATGATCAATGCCGCGTGCTTGCTGACATCGTCGTGGGGACCGTCAACCTCGGCGGGCACTGCGGCCTCCGACGTTGCGACCGAGGTGGCAGGTGCAAACAGATGGGCATACACCGGCGACCGCTCCGGGTTAATGGTGAACGTCGCCGGGGCGCTGCTCATCTGGTGACCGATTTGCTGGACCTTGCCGCCGCGTGCCAGGAACTCCGCAGTCAGGCGGTCTAGGTTGGCACGCTCGATGTCGTGTTGCGGCGAATGCATTGGCAGCGGATCGCTGCGGGTATCGTGATAGCGCTGCATGTCAGGCCCCCAATGCTCGGAAGCCTGGCTGGTTGTCTTTCCCCAGCCGCTGGATGTAATGCGCTACAGCAGTGATGCCTTCGCGCTGGCTCTGTGCTTCTGGAACACCAGGAACAAAGAGCGTTACGTTGTTGAGGCGGGACAGGCGAGCGGTGACCGTGATGATGTCGCGAACCAGTTTTTCTTCGCCCTGGGCGAGAGCAATCGCACCCTCTGGGAGGGTGTTACCCAAGTCGATGTGGCCCGATGCAAAGCAATAGGCGGTGATGGTTTTTTTCATCTCACACCCCCGCGATATCAAGGCTGATGGGCTCGTATTGGTCCGTATCACCAACACGCTGATACACACGAATGTAGGACTTGGAGCCAACCACCTGGCAGGCGTCGCCGATGGCTTGCATGGCGCGCTGCCAGCGTTCATCGGTGATTTCCATACGGCGCAACGCCAGGACGCGGGCTGTGCGGATGTCGCCTTTTTGGTCCGTCCGGAAGGCGTCATTTACCAGCGTGACCACTTCGGGACGCGCCCCGGTGGTCCAGTCCCGTAGGCATTCGTCAATCAACGCCCGAGCAGCCTGGAGGCGCTCGTCGAAAGCGATGCTTTCCTGGACGGCACGCGTGATTTTGAAGCGCCCGTCGAAGCTGATCAGGCTGATATTCCCCTTCTTACCACCGATCTTGGCGCCGTACTGCTCGGCGCTGAGTTCGACAAAGGCTTCGATATCACCGAAAGCGGAACCCTTGAACTGTGTCAGTACTTCCTGGATGGCGATGGCTTGAGCGGCCAATTTGAGCACCAAAGTGTCCCGCTCCAGGTCGATAGGCTTGATCATGCTTTCCGGGATCAGGCGCTTTTGCGCGTCGACGCGGTAGCCTTCGTGAATAGTTTGTTGTTGTGTCATTGCAGGGTTCCTCAGTGGAGAGTCGGACGCGACCAGTCGGCAGGACGGGCGGCGCTGATGGGTTCGCGCCACTCCAGGGTCACGCCCTGGAACTGCACGTTGAAACGGGTGCTACCGGCTGAGCCGTTGCGTTGATAGCCTTCGGTGTGACCGAGGTTGAGCAGGCGCTGGCCGGACTCCGGGCTGATCACCAGAAGGTTGGTCGCGGGGTAAAACCCCTGCACGCGGATACCGTTCGCCTGCAAGCTACGGGCGGCGGCGTTGAACACCCGCAGACGGTCTGCCAGTGTTGGGGTCAGGACTTTCAATTGCGTGCGGTTAGTGGAGGCGAGCATGGGCGTTCTCCTGGTTGCAGCAGTCGGGGTTGATTGGGCAGTGTTGGCAGGCGCGCCAGTGCTGCATGGCCTGCGGGTTGTGGGTTGGTGCGGGCTTTTCGCGGTAGCTTTGGCACTGATCGGTGGTCACGGTCCCGTCAAGGGCGACACACTCAATGCGTCCCAGGGTTTCCATCACGCGCCGCTCTACGCCCGCCGTGCTAGGCGATGCATAGCGGTTGGATAGGATCAGGCTGACGGCTGTGCGGCTCATGCCGATGCGCTGGCTGGCCTTGGTTTTGTTGCTGGCGGCAACCTCGGCAGCGAGCAGGCGCACGAACAACGGCACCTCGTTGCCCCAGGCGGATAGGTTGACCTGGTTCATCGGGTCACCTCTTGGTCAGCCTTGCGCCACACCACCTGATCCAGATTCGGGTCGTAGACCTGGTCGAAGTCGCGCTGGTAGATGGGGTGTTTAGGGCCGCTGTACTTCGATGGAATCAAGCGGAAGCGGGTCTTGAAACCAGCGGTGCCGCCTCGGCGTGTCAGGTAGCCTGCCTTTGTCAGTCCGGACAAATACACATGGGCGCCGAACTCGCTGATAGATACGCCGTTTACGCTCGCGGCAACTGCTGCCTCGGAGGCGCTGAATTCGCCAAGGATGCGCAACGCCCGCCAGATGTTTTCGGCCCCGGCTGCATAGGTCGACACTTTGCCGTTTCTGGTGACGCGGGGGGCTTCAACACCTTCGTCTTTAAGAAGGGTCCATTCGGCATCGAAACGACCGATGCTTCGTACCTTGCTGACAATCCCGGCCTTTTCCATGTCACGGAAGTAAGCGCGTACTGCTTCATCATCTTGGTTCGATTTGCGTGCAACGGCATACGTCGTCAGCTCTTTAGAACTGGCGTTTACGGCACGGATGGCTTCCCAAATATGCTGGCGTGGGGACTTACCGCCCACCATCACCAAATCAGCTCTTGCTCTTGGCATACCTCAAGCCCTCCGCGACGGCGCTTCGCCGGTAAACCAGCTATCGGAGCCCCAGCCAGCGAGGTCGATACTGTCAATGCAGCGGGCGCGGGCTTCGCTGTAGACCTTATAAAGGTTGACCGCCACGCGGCGTAGGCAGCCATTCACCTTCTTGCGCAGGTCATCCAGCAAATCGTCAGCAAAGTGCAGTTCGGGGTAGCTAGACTCGGCCAAGGCGCGCAGATCGTCGAGGGTGGCGCGTTGCGCAGGCACCCACTCCAGTACCCGATTGTGTAGGCGCTCCAGCTTCGCCAGGCTACCGGGCACACGCTCTTCACCGATCAGGACGATGGTCCCTTCGCTGGCGTTGTAGATGTCGGTCAGTACGTTAGCCACAGCCTTTTCGAGCAGGTATTGCACATCGTCTATCAGCAGCGGGCGCCCGCTCTTGGACAACTGCTCGGCGATCTGGTCAACCATCACCGACAAGGTCGGCGCCGGTTGGATGCTCATTTCGCGCAAGATGGCATGCAGAAAAGCCTTCTTGCTCCAGGTATCGCGACATTCCACGTAGTAGGCACGGTGTTGGTTTGCGGCGAAGGCGGCGCCGACGCTTTTCCCCAGACCGCTTGCGCCGTACATCACCACTAGGCCGGGCAGTCCCGCTGGGCGGTTGTGGGTTCGGGCGATAGCGGCGGACAAGAGGCCGACGTTGGTCAGG